TTCGTCTTCTACAGGTAGAATGCCCATCAGCCGGAGTTCATGTTCCATGCCCATTGGTAAATCTTCCATTAGAGAATCCTCTCATAGACACGTTGTTCCTTTGGGCTAGTCCACCTAGCGCCAATCTTGAGTGAGTTTAGTTTGGCATTGGGCAACTGTGGCCCCATACATGCAAGGCGGTCTACTTTGTTACCGCGAGTGTCGTACACCTCTATGACTTTGTATTTTTGTGAATGATCTAGTTCTAACAGCGGGTTCTTCTCATAGTTGAGTTCCACTATAGGATACCTCTTTTCTTCATTGCATTGGCTGCTTCGATGTTGCCTTGCTTGGCATACACCACAAGCATACTAGGGTTCTTATGGCCTGTTAGTGCCATTAGCTCACGGTCAGTACACCCTGCGCGAGAGGCATGGGTAGTACCCGTCCTTCGCAAGTCGTTTAACCAAATAGATGTGTACTTCTGAGAGCCATCCTCATTACGGTGACCCGCTATAGGAACTTCTGGCAGACCATAATCTTTAGCCAATCGCCTAAACGATTTGACTGCGCGGTCTTGGGTGTAAGGTTTACCTGTGCTTTCTTCGCGTAAGATGAAATTGTCATTGTTGCTGATACTGTGCAACTCCAGACGCTTTCGTATGGATGGTGATATAGGAATAGACATACGAGTTCCAGTCTTTTCCTGCGTAAACTCAAAGCAATCTGTATCTAAATCGATGTTGCTCCACTGTAGTTTGCGAACATCAACGACACGCTGACATAGCTCATACAGCAAGGTGATCATAGTACCCATGCTAGGTCTACCACTCTCATCACAGAACTTGATCATGCCAGTGATATGCTCATCAGGCCACAAGACTTCACGGTCAGGCAGCTTTGGTAATTTCAGCAGGGAGAATGGGTTGCTCTTGGCCTTCCCAGACCGAAGAGCTTCATTCCATACTAGCTTCAACACCTTCACTGTGTGATTAGCTTTGTGTGTGGATACGTCAGACTGTATGTGTTGGTACAGTTTCTGGGCGTAGTTGTAGTCCACATTCGACACAAGCATTCTACGAAATGTTGTGTTGCTTACGACAACCTCAAGAACGTGTCTAAGGTGACCAAGGTATGATCTCTTAGTGCTTTCGGCTTTGATGTTGATATACGCATTAGATAGCTTGTAGGAGTTAACCATAGACTCTACTGATCGATCATCTACGGTGACTTCTACATGGTCATTAGCCAACCATGCCTCATACTTACGTCGCCACTCATAACCACGCTCGTTAGCCTCAGTCTTAGTATCATATGTCTCCCGCACTAATGCGGGAAACGCCTCAAGAAGTTTAGGGGTGGGTCTAACATCGTAGACCCGTTTGTTCTGGATATCTCGTATCCGTACATAAGGAGCTTTAGCCATTAGCAATTCACATATTGGCGATTGTAGTTGATGAAATAGGAGATGCCTATCTCGTAGCCATCCACATCATGGGCATAGGCAGCTTCTAAGGAACTTGCCACGGCCTGAACCTTCTCCACAACCATTTCTTCAGTAAAATTTTCATCGTATCCGAAGTTCATTGGAATGGCAGTCAGCACCTCTTTCCAGTGCTTATACTTGTGGCAGTCTTTATCCTTGGGATTAGTCTTCTCCCAGCGGTTTTCATAAACGAAGACCACGGCATCGTTGTGATCATATACTTTTACTTTGTGCGTCTTTGTAACAATCATGCCGCTTCTCCTTTAGTAACATCGATAGAGATGTAGTTATTACGAATGGTAGTTATGCCGTCTGAAATAGGACGGTCAGCATGATAGAAGGTAACAGTATCACCAGCAGCAGCTTTCTTGGTGATATTCTTGATAGACAGGAGCCTGTCGCCCCTTGGTCTAAGATAGCAGCGAACCTCAGAGGGAGAGCCGTCAGTGAACTTGGCACTGAACGTAATACGCGGCTTACCACCGTTAACACGGCTCCACTCTAGGTCATCATAATCAACAGGTAGATACTCTTTAACAAAATCAACGACAGACTTGTTTGCGTCGATGATAGACTTGTTCAGCATACGCTGAGTAATCTTAATGATAGCAGTTTTCATGTCAGAGTCCTTAAGCTAGTTTGACTGCTAACACTTAAAACGCCACTTAGTACATTGTCAATAAAAAAGTTAACAGTGCGCTAAAAAAGATTTCCCCACGCGGGAAAGTGTATGTTTAGCCACCTACCACCAAGACACAGTTGTATCCCAAAGCCGCTCCCACGTTGTCTTCATCTGGCATGGCGATAGCAGCATTCATCTTATCAGAGTATACAACAGCGTATGGCTTACTATGTTCATGTGATCCAGCAACTGCGTCTCTTAATGCGTTTGATAATTCAATGGCTTGGTGTGTATTAATATTCTTACAGTTCATACTGGCTCCTAACTGATTGGGGGTAATAGTTGATAGTAGTGTGGAGTAATACAACTTAAGAGTGTGGGGTCAAGAAGAATGTTTCATTTTGAGATAAAGATTTCCCCACGCGGGAAAGTGCGTAGCTTCCCTGACGTATACAATCCCCAATATAATATAGCCATTGGCGTTCTGGTAAGGAATGGGAGTGACTTGACGTAAACCCACTCTGCTTAAAATAGAGGCAAAATTAAAAAATCAATCATTGGTTGATCGCCTTTTGGTAGATTAATTAATTGGCAATACAACCAACTTAGTGATTGTGGAAATAAACAATAGCTGATAGACAAACGACAGACGCCACACTTGCGTCTTTTTGAAACCAACTGAAAGGAGCCACTTACATGGCCTTAACAATTGACCAACTCGCAGCAATGGAAAACGTGACGCACTCACGCACAATTCCGGCAGATATTTCTGCGCTGCTCAATGCATCTTACTTTAGTGAGAGCCGTCAGGAACAAATCCGCATTGGTGATTTAACCCTGCCGCACTTCATTAGAGTGATGCGGAAAGCGCCTGTGCCATCAGTATCGCACACAGGCTAATTTATTACTGGGGTCTATACCATTTATGGTTCGACGGTTTGGCCTTTCTCTTTTGAACCAACAGCATTTTAGGAGAATAAAAAAATGCTTAATAAACCAACTCGCAAATATGTCCGCAAAGCAATCCGCATTCAGTCAGCGAAAAGCTATTCAACATTAGAACGGCTTGAGTTCGCTATGCGCGGCCATGAGCTTTTGCATTTGCCTCACGTTAAATTTCAAAATGGTGACAGGTGGTATGCAATCTTTGAAGGCTACGGCTTATCGCCGGAAGCAAGATCGCGCTGCGAAATGAACATGTTCAAGGTGGTCTAGAGGGGTTTAACTAGTGCAGCCGATAGCCTGTGTTTTTGGGCTTTGTGCGTATCGGCTGCATCATGGTGAACCTCACCAACCAACTAACTTAAACTCAAAACTTGGAGGCAAATATGCCATTTGATAATATCGTTAATTTCAACTCAAAAGCCGTTCAATTCCCATCTCTGGAAAAGACTGCGTTTCACGCAAAGCACGTTGATCTAGGCTATCAGTTCGAGCAACAGCCAATGGATGTTCCGGCTGATCTGGCACGGGCTGTTATCAGAACAGACAATGGCGCTGCTCTGGGGTTGACTGGCAACCGATACGGGATTGCCCAGAACCAAGACGTTCACGATGTTCTGGTGCAATCGCTAGAACAGGCGCTGCCGTCATCATATCTGAAGGATATCGAACTCGAAGAACAGGTGTCCGGCAATGGTGCATTCTGCAAAACCACATATCGTTTTCCATCCGCAGCCGAACCAATCCGGCAATTGCGGAACGCGACAGGTTTCAAATCTGACGTTTACGGGAAGCAGCACAAAGAGACATGGCTGGAGTTGCAGTTCTCTTGGATCAATTCATTCGGAGGCAAAACGCCATTGATCATCGAGAGCGGGGTGCGTGATGTTTCCTGTCTCAACAGCCTGACCACAGCCTACAAAGACGGCTCCGAAAAGCAGCGCCACACAAGTAAATGTGATCCGGCATTGTTTGCTGCTTTCATTGAAGAACAGGCTGCAAACTTCAAGACACGTATTGAGGTATGGCAACAGTGGGCAGAACGCTCGATCACGCCGGATCAGGCTGAGGCCACACTGACGGCTGCGGGAGTATCGCCCCGCCTGACTGGTCAATTGATGCGTACATTTGAGGAAAATGCGACACAAAGAGGGTCATCAGTTTGGGCATTGGCCTCCACGTTGACTTTCTGGAGTTCGCACAACTCTGAGTTGTATGGGGTGCGCGGGTCTAAGACTAAAGACAATGTTGCCGCATCACTGCACCAGCGCAGCGCTAAGGTAAATCAGATAATGAACTCAGACGCATGGCAGCAAATCGCTGCGGTGGCTGCATAATGACTTGGAAGACACACACAAAACGTGTGCGGGAAATATCCCGCCGCGTTAACCTACTGCGCCGTAAAGAGACGCGGCTGCTCGATGCCATCAATCAAATCGAAAGGGAAAGAATGAACCCAGAACTGCGTGAACAAATCCTTGATGAATGCCTCAAGCATATGGGGCATCGTGAGGCTGAACACCTGACTGATTGGCTGTGCCTGATGGGTAAGGGCATGGACCCCAAAGAGGCTGCGGCGGCTGCTCGAAAAAAGAACGGGATGCCGCCCATGATCGAAGACTATCAAGAGATTGATCTGCCCTAATCGAACAAACAATATTCTCCCCAACTGGCCTCGCTTCGGCGGGGTCTTTTTTTGTGCCAGTCGGAGTCCTCAACCTTAAAGTGTACGAACTCAACCACAGGTTACAAAATGAGCAAATATCGCCTGTGAACGCCTGTTAGCAGTTTTCATGAACTCAGATATGCCAGAACCTAAACTGCACTCTACGGCGCTTATATCGCCTCTCAGGATGCATTCAGTTAATTGGCTATAATGCCATTAATAGATTGCACAATGCTGCTCAGACTGATATCCACGGGTCACGGGCACCTGTGCCTGAACACCAACCAACTGATCGAAAGGATCGAAACCATGACCAATCAACCAAACCTGAACATTCTTAATGAAATGGCTAAAGACATCTACAGCCTCGGAGACGTTCACCAGATCGTCAAACTGCGGGATGTTAAAGAGGGTGAATATTTTCGCCGGAAACCCACGGCTGCTAAAGAATACATTCGTGAGCATTACAATAGATCCGACAAAACATTCACCTGCACTGATGCAGAGGACATTGGCCGGAACCTGTTCCTGAAGGCAGACACCTTAGTATGTGTGGAGCGTTACCTATGAGCACCATCCAAAAATATATTGGACCCGATCATAAGATTTCAATTCACCAGCATAATGAGGGTGACTGGGAGATTGCAGTCATTAGCGCTGATCCAAAGAACACGTTTTTCGTGTCACCATATCACTGGGCAGTATCAGCCGATGGCCTCAATTTGCTGTTTCTCGAAGCGCAATGCTTTGATGATGATGACATCATCCATTGTGTTAGAGTTGATCAGATGCCCAAGCTCTGGGAAGCAGCACGGCGCTACGGGCTGACACAAAAGAAACCAGTGTGCGTCTTAGACGTTGAGCAGCCGTTCTGATGCTGGGTGATCTTATAGGCGGCTGCTGCCTCATGATCATCTTTGTGGCGCTGCTCTACGCTCCGCTGATGTTCTAGGCTCCAAACAAATCAATCAAAGAGAACCCTGCCTGATGGTGGGGTTTTTTTGTGTCTGATGACCAGAAATCAGTATGCCCTCACACTCGATATAAGAGCCACTGATGAGGCAAAGCAGACTGATGCACATTTATATCCAAACAATTAGACCCTACTCAGTGGCGCTAATATCGCCTCTAAGGGGCACAATACTTTAAGTAGTACACTGGCAAATTACGCACCTATTGGTTGATTGGTCAGGGTCAGGTGCTGGATGGTACACAGCGCTGCGCTTCGCCACCCACTATTGAATTTGTCAGGCTGTCGGACGGCTGCGCGATGGGGTCGAGTGCTGGATTTTATCCTGCTTTTGGTCGGCTGCTACTGGGTGATTGCATCCCGTGCCACAATTCTTTTGGCTGCATTCTCTTAAGCCCATGATTTTATTGATTTATTATGGATAAGCCGGTGACCTATTCAGTCACAGGTTATTAGATTATCTAATGATTTCAATGGTTTAGATATATGATCGTATCCCTTGCCCGAAACCCTTAGCCTACCCCCGCCAGTGCCACCCCCACCCCCCCGGTTGCCATATACAGCCCTGACATAATTTGGGTATTTTGCAACCGTAAACCACCCCAGCCACTTACTATGTCTGTGAAACTGTAAACACCCTACCTCTAGTGGTGAGTTAAAAATATATTACCATGTCAAGTGTCTTAGGGGTTGCGGCACTAGGTGGCGTATGTTATGTTGTAAGCACCACTTAGTAAATTGTTGGAAGAGACACTATGAGTGATGAAGACTTGGGGCAAGACGCCACATTGTTTGAGGGTGGTATCCCTATCTGGTTAGACTTGGAATTTGAGGTAGATGTTGACGGGATGTTTAACGTCCTGATCTACATCACTGTGGACGAGTTTGAAGAGAAGGTTATCCGTAAGCCTCTATATGAAGTGATTGAATATATGTTAGACGATGAGACTGATTATCGGGGGCTATACGCAGTAGCCAACGAGATGGTTAAAGAGTCTGAGAAGCTGAGGGAAAAAGCACAGCGAATAGAAGACAGTACTGCAAACGTATCTGATCTGTTCGACTCTGCTTATGACCCAACTTAATCTTTTCGATGATGAATGGGTTAGCCTAGCCTCTTTCGAGGGGGATTCTAAGGTGTGTTCTAAGTGCCATCAAGAGAAGCCTCTGACTGCATTTAGCAATCACTCTGGAGCAAACTACCTTAGACCTGAGTGCAAGAGTTGCAATAACGAACTCAGTCGAGTGCGTAATGATCTTAGGGCTAAGTACGGTATGCCTGATGAGGACTACACCTGTCCTATTTGCCTGAAGTCTGCTGAGGAAGTAGATGGTAAAGGCGGTAAGGCTGGACCTTGGGTTGTAGATCATTGCCACCATACGGATACGTTTAGGGGTTGGCTATGCCATAGCTGCAACCGTGGTATAGGTGGGTTTGAGGATAATATAATACAGCTTAAGAGGGCTATTAAGTACTTAGGTGCATAGCGGGTATACGTCTCTGAAAGTACTCTCCAAGTCTCCTGCGTGGTATAATGAAACCACATATAGAGCAGGAGATAAATATGTTTACCAAGATGTTTGCCGTAATGGTTCATGCCTTCACTGGGGATGCAGCGGTAGTTAAGAAGATACAGCATATGCAGCAGCGCAGAGCAGATTACTGGCTGTTACAGAATATGACTGACAAGGATTTACATGATATTGGGATTAGTCGCGGGGAGATATATGATAAGGTATATCGCGGTTAACGGCTTATAGCCATCTACTATAGTATACGGCCCCGAAGACAACTTCATTTTATCATGAAAACAACCAACCGTCAATAACTCATTGGTATAAAAACCAGTTAATTAGCTGTTGACCTTACCCCTGATTTAATGTTACAATGAAGGGGTAGGTTATGAAAGGTGTCTATGTCTTTTAACCTATACTATATTCGGGCTGCTATTCAGGCCCGTACAGGCCAAGTTCTCAAGTTTGATAAGATACGCCAACTCCTTCTAGAAGAAGGCTTAGTATCTCAACAGGAGTTGGACCGTAACCCAATGGCAAAGGAGTTCGACGGATACGGACGATACTTTGCAACTGAAGATTGTTCAGTAACCGTACCCCCTGATCCCAAGCAATATATAGCAGAACTACTTGATGAAGAGTTTGATGAAGGAGAATAAGAATGCCCCAAGGTAAAGGAACTTACGGCTCTAAAGTGGGCCGTCCTCCAAAGAAGAAGAAACCAACCATGATGGGTGGTGGCATGGCCCACAAGAAGGGTAAGCCTAAGATGATGTACGGCGGCATGGCTGCTAAGAAGAAGAAGTAATGTGGATCGGGGTTATCCTGATATGTGCTTCACCCGTAGATGCTACTAGTTGCGATGTCTTAGTTCGCACTAGTGGCGGGTTCTTTTCTCAGGATACTTGCATAGCTCAAGTTAAAGACGATCTCAGTAATATGAATGTTCAGAACGTCTATACTCGTTACAGATGCTTTGAGATGCAAGGCTCAGTCTAAACCAACTAAATAACCAACCAAGGCCACTATGTTAGCAGAAACCTTAGCAGTCGTTTCGGCGGCGAATGCCGCTATATCACAAGTTAAAACTCTCATAGGGCATGGCAATGACATTTCCTCTATGGGGCGTCACTTGGGTGCTATCCTGACTGCTGAGGAAACTCTCAAGGCTCAAGGCAACGTAAAGAAGAAGTCACTCTTTTCTACGGCACTGGGTAAGGATGAGGACTCTTTTGAAGAGTTCATGCAGCTTGAGAAGATTAAAGAGGCTCGTAAAGAAATCGAGTCCATGATGCGTCTATACGGACGTCCGGGGCTTTATCAGGACTGGGTAAATTTTCAGGTTGAGGAACGTAAGCGGAAGAAGGCTGAAGCAGAAGAAAGAGCCAAAGCCAGAGCAGTTATAATGGAAATCATACAATGGTGTATTGTGTTCCTGATTGTTGTTGGTGGCTGTGCAGGACTAGTCTGGTGGGCGTGGACATTTAGATGACCCTTATATCCCATTTTCCACTTCCTAGTATGCCGTTTCAAACTCATGTGAATATTGTCTTTGAGAACGGTGTAGGAGAGCCTGTAGAGAAAAAGGTACGTGCTGGAGAAGCCGGATCAGTTGAACCCATTGATGAGCATACCCCTGTGGAGAACCTAAAGTTAGTGGACCAACGATATGCGTATAACCCTGACCCTAATAAGCTGAGAACGCCTACAGGTCAGATAGTGGACTTTGTAGTGGCATGACTAAGCGTTTAGATAAATCGAAGATGGCCTGTAACAAACCACGGCGTACATCTGGTGGAAGCAAGAAGTTTGTAGTCAAAGCCTGTCAGGACGGCACAGAGAAGATCGTCCGATTTGGCGATCCTAATATGAAAATTCGTAAGAGCAATCCTAAAGCCCGTAAATCCTTCCGCGCAAGACACAAGTGTTCAACAGCTAAGAACAAATTATCTGCGCGGTATTGGTCCTGCAAGAAATGGTAATCTGATGGCTGCTAAGAAAAAGAAGGCTAATGACGCCTGTGTGAGGAAAGTAAAATCTAGGTACAAGAAATGGCCGTCAGCATATGCTTCAGGTGCTGTGGCTAAGTGCCGAAAAGTAGGCGCTAAGAACTGGGGCAACAAAAGCAAAAAGAAGAAGTAGTATGGCGGTACGAAAGTCTAAAAAAGGAGCCGCCTTAAAGAAGTGGTTTAAAGAGGATTGGCGTGATGTAAAGACGGGCAAACCCTGTGGACGTTCTGGAAAGAACGATAAGCGAAAAGGATACCCTGCCTGTCGCCCTGCTTCCCAAGCAAAAAGTAAAGCTGCCAAGAGCGCAGCTAGTAAAAAAACTGGTCCGAAGCGCGTTAGCTGGGGCAAAGCAAAGTACAAGGGGTAATCATGTCTGATAATCGTCTGCATCGGATTGAGGAAAAAGTGGATAAATTAGCTGAAGCTATGGTTGGAATGGTCCGTATGGAAGAACGACTAGTTTCAGCATTTAAACGCATGGATAACATTATTGAATACCAAGGCAAGTTGGATGCCCGTTTAGGGGAAATGGAGAAACAGGCAATTGTACGCGGTCAGAAGATTGCGTTTGCTGAGAGATTTTTCTGGATGGTGGCTACAGGCGCAGTTGGCCTAGCCTTTGTATTTCTGAGGTAGATCATGGACGATAAAAAATACACAGATAAGCAATTAATGTTCTTGGAAGCCTTGATGTCTGAAGAGTGTCGAGGTAATCTACGTTTAGCAATGGATGCGGCTGGGTATTCTAAGGAAACCAGCATATCATCCGTGGTATCTTCCTTACGTGAAGAGATCAACGATAAAGCCTCAATGACACTCGCTATGAACGCTCCAAAAGCTGCTTGGGGCATGATTGATGTTCTTAATGATCCCAGTGCTATGGGAGCTAGAAACACTGTAGCAGCAGCCCGTGAAGTATTGGACCGCACAGGTCTGATCAAGAAAGAGCAAGTCGAAGTTAAAAACACAGGCGGGGCAATGTTTATATTGCCACCGAAGAGTGAAGATTGAGTATTTGGTTAGACAAAGCCAGACCAAACAAAACTGCTAAGATACCCTACGCCTACAAGCCATCAGAAGATGATCCGCTTATATTGGTTGCTGACCAAGAAAAAGCGATACTAGTAGAAGAGGCATTGGACTACTTAGAGGATGGTCATTCCAGCCGTAAGACCGCTGAGTGGTTAACGGGTAAGACTGGTGACAAGATAAGTCATCAAGGTCTTATTCATATATGGAAGGACAGACGGGGCAAAGACTCTGACAATCCTTCTAAGAGATTAAAGGAACTAGAGAAGGCTAACCGTAAGCGTAAGCCTAAGACAGCCGCTGATAAGAAGCTCAGTGCAGCTAAACGCAAACAGTCTGACGCTAAGAGACGCCTTACAGTAGCTAAGAAGAAGCTAGAGGAACTACAGCCAACCCAAGAGTTGGAGACTGCTAATCTCGACTTCTCTGTGATTGAGAGTGAGAGACAAAAGAAGGAAGTAGTATTTGCACCAAACGCCGGACCCCAAACAGAGTTTTTGGCCGCTTCAGAACAAGAAGTATTATATGGAGGAGCAGCCGGAGGGGGTAAGAGTTACGGACTACTTGCAGACCCAATGCGCTATTTTGATAACCCTAACTTCAACGGGATTATATTAAGGCGCACGAATGACGAACTCAGAGAACTCCTATGGAAATCGCAGGAACTGTACCCCAAAGCATTTCAAGGAGCAAAGTGGCAAGAGAAGAAATCACAGTGGACGTTCCCGTCAGGAGCAAAACTCTGGCTCACCTACCTCGAAAGGGATCAAGACGTTTTACGATACCAAGGTCAGGCATTCACGTACATTGCGTTCGACGAACTAACCCAATATGCCAGTCCATTCGCGTGGACATATATGAGATCACGACTTCGTACAACTGACCAGACTTTGCCGATATACATGCGAGGCACTACTAACCCCGGAGGTCCGGGGCATGGTTGGGTTAAGAAGATGTTTATTGACCCAGCACCCGCCAATAAAAAGTTTATTGCTAAGGATTTAGATAGCGGTAATGATTTAGTTTACCCAGAAGGCCACGCTAGGGCCGGAGAACCTCTGTTTCATAGACGCTTTATTCCAGCATCACTCTACGACAATCCATATTTAACTGAGGACGGTGCGTATGAAGCAAACTTGTTATCATTGCCGGAGATGCAAAGAAGGCAGTTGTTGGAAGGAGACTGGGGCGTGGCAGACGGAGCCGCGTTTTCAGAGTTCAGACCCAATGTGCATGTCATTGAACCCTACGATATTCCAAGTGAGTGGGTACGATTTAGGTCATGCGATTATGGATATTCTTCTTATTCTGCTGTTCATTGGTTTGCTATTGATCCCAGCTACGGCACATTGATCAACTATAGGGAATTATACCTGAGTAAACACACAGGCAGAGACTTAGCAAGAGCCGTACTTGAAGCTGAAGGCTCAGAGAAAATGCAATACGGAGTACTCGACTCCAGTTGTTGGCATAATCGAGGACAGATTGGTCCTTCTATAGCCGAAGAGATGATTGCTATGGGCTGTAGGTGGCGTCCAAGTGACCGAACCAATGGCGCACGTATAGCAGGAAAGAACAGACTACACGAAGTTTTAAAGGTTGACGAAGTAACTGAACTTCCGGGGATACAATTCTTCAATACGTGCAGACAGATCATTGCAGATTTGCCCGTACTACCGTCAGACCCAAGAGGTACAGACGATATTGACCCTCGATATGCCACTGACCACGCATACGACAGCGTAAGGTACGCAGTTATGAGTAGACCTAGAGCCTTTTCGCCCTTCGATTGGGGTAAAGGCGTTCCACAACAGAGTTGGCAACCCGCTGACGCAACATTTGGGTATTAAATATGGCTTTAATGGATAAACCTACCCCTGAAGATATGAATGAATCCGCTGAAACGGTGGCCTTGGAAGAAGATGGTAACGTAGAAGAGGAAAACATCACGTATTCTGGGGCAGTCGCCTTTGTAAATTCGCAGTTTACCCGTGCAAAGGACGCACGATTTACTGATGAGGACCGTTGGCTGGACGCATATCGCAATTATCGCGGTTTATATTCGTCTGAAGTACAATTTACGGACACTGAAAAGTCAAAAGCATTCGTTAAGATCACTAAAACCAAGGTTCTGGCGGCATTTGCCCAGTTAGTGGACGTATTATACGCCGGATCGAAGTTTCCACTGGGTATTGAGGCCAGTAAGTTCCCTAAAAACGTAGCAGAAGCCGTTTCGTACAATCCTAACGCACTTACGAGTGAAAAAGTTAAGGATAAAGTCGGTGTATCCTACGATGTGCCGGAATCTATTGTCCGTCCAGAGATTGCCAAAGACTTAGGACTGTTTAAAGAGAAACTTGCCCCTGTTCAGGATGATTTACAGCTTGGTGCAAGTGCTATTGAGGGTGCAATCACGTTTGAACCCGCCAAAGTAGCTGCCATGAAGATGGAAAAGAAGATGCACGATCAGTTGGATGAGACTGACGCGCAGAAACACCTACGATCTACTTCATTTGAGGCTGTACTCTTTGGTACTGGCGTAATGAAGGGTCCATTTGCCCAAGACAAGGAATATCCGCGCTGGGATAAGGACGGTAACTACGATCCTATGTTTGAGACGATCCCTAAAGTGGAATACGTCAGTATATGGGATTTCTACCCTGATCCAGACGCTAGAAACATGACTGAGGCCGAATATTCTATTCAACGCCACAGATTAAACCGCTCTCAGCTACGCAGCCTTAAAAAGCGTCCACATTTCCGTACTGAAAGTATTGAATTAGCTGTAGAAGCTGGTTCTGACTATATACGTGAGTACTGGGAAGATACCCTAGAGGATGACTCCAATAATGGTGCTATGGACCGATATGAGGTCTTAGAGTACTGGGGTATCCTAGATACAGAGTTGGCTGAGGAAGCTGACATTGAAATACCGCGTGAATTAGAAGATCAAGACGAAGTACAGGTCAATATCTGGGTTTGTAATGGTCAAATCCTACGTCTGGTACTGAATCCGTTTACTCCCACCCGCATTCCGTATCTAGCCGTACCATACGAATTAAACCCGTATTCATTCTTTGGTATAGGTGTAGCGGAAAATATGACCGATACGCAATTATTGATGAACGGCTTTATGCGAATGGCTGTAGATAATGGCGCATTGAGTGGAAATCTACTCATAGAGGTAGATGAGACTAACTTAGTTCCGGGGCAAGATATGTCTGTGTATCCGGGCAAAGTGTTCCGCAGACAGGCAGGGGCACCCGGACAGGCCATCTTCGGCACAAAATTTCCCAATGTTTCCCAAGAGTTACTGATGATGTTCGACAAGAGCAGACAACTTGCGGATGAGGCTACAGGGATACCTTCCTATACGCATGGTTCTGGTGCAGTTGGGGGCATTGGTAGAACTGCTGCGGGTATGAGTATGATGCTTGGTGCTGCTGCACAGAATATTAAGGCAGTAGTCCGTAACATCGATGACTATCTGTTAGCTCCGCTAGGTAAGTCATTGTTTGCATTCAATATGCAGTTCAACTTCGATGAAGAGTTTATTGGAGACTTGGAAGTAAAAGCCAGAGGAACAGAAAGCCTGATGCGGAATGAAGTACGCAGTCAGCGTTTGCTTCAGTTTATGCAAATGACGGCTAACCCCGCAATGGCTCCGTTTGTGAAATATGATTACATTCTACGTGAGTTGGCGGCTTCTATGGACTTGGATGAAGAGAAGATACTCAACGATCCAAGAGAAGCGGCACTCCAACAAAAAATGATGGCTGAGATACAGGCGCTTATGCCTGAGCAACCAGCCCCACCCCAAGGGCAACAACCACAAGGCGGTCCACCCCCAGTATCTGATCCAACAGGTAATGGTGGCGGCAATATAGGTGCAGGGGCCGCACCAGAGCCAGATGCAGCAGGATTTACAGGTGCTGGTGGTGGAGCCAACGGCGGCAACGTACCACCTCAGCAAGGTCAACAAGTACCACCTAATGGGGCAATGCAATAATGGATAAAGACTTATACCGTTCACTACTTCCATTGGTGAACGATAAAACGAGTATGGAGCTTCTCATGCAGTACGCTGAAGCTCGAATACCCT